TATTTGACAACAGCGATCCTAAAGATCCTGATTATCATTATATTCCGTTAATTTTTTTAGAAAGTTTTACTAGTCCTGCTTTGGTATTACGTATTGGTTTTAATATTATACGTATGCCAGTTGATTGGCAAATCTTAATTGGCGAACCTGATCTTGGCGACCTAGAAGTTTTGCCACTCACTGCCATAAACGATCGCGGATTTAAAGCATTCCAATTCAATCCACTCAGCAGTTTCCGCCCCAGTTTTAATGATATTGAAATTGTAGATGTTTATCAAGAAATAACCTGGTATGCTCCCAAATTGAAAAATGGTCAAATGCTATGCGTGCCACTAAGCAACCAACCAAAATCAGAGTGTGCATACTTTGTCAAAGATATCAGTCGTAATTGTGAAGTGGTAGATTACAACAAGGCCTGGTAGTGGATAAACTGCATATTTCAAATGAGATGGCACAGTTGGATCGTAAGAATCGAGCATTTTATGACGAGCTCACTCCCGAAGAACGTAAAAAGTTTTCAAACTTTCTCATGATACGTTGGGGCAGTAGTGTACAAGGCAGTGCCGATCTGCAACAGTTCTATTTGATCAGTTGCAATGAACGACTCAACAAACACTTTTTCAACATCAATCGCCATCCCAAACTGCAATGGTTATGTGCTACCACAGTGAGTCCCGGACTAGGATCTCACAAACATCATTGGATCGCTCCCAAGAAAAAAGAACCAGGTGCAAGTGGTATTCGTAAACAGTTGGCTGAAATATATCCTCATCTTAAAAACGATGAATTAGAATTAATGGCCGAAATCAATACTAAAAAAGATATAGACGCTTACCTAAAACAATCGGGTCAAGAAGTTAAGAAATGAAATACACCTGCCAGTATTGTCGGAAGGACTTTATCAAAGAGTCCAGTCTTGCGGTGCATTCGTGCGAACCGCGGCGTCGGCGCCAGGAACAAAATGAACCGGGTGTACGCTTGGGGTTTCATGCCTACATCAAGTTCTACGAACTCACCCAGGGCAGTGCAAAATTAAAGACCTTTGACGACTTTGCTGACAGCCCTTACTACAAGGCCTTTGTTAAGTTTGGTCGATATTGTGTAGATATTCGTGCAATCAATCCAGCACGCTTTGTTGAGTGGGTTTTAAAACAAAACAAAAAAATTGATCACTGGGCTAAAGATTCAGTCTACACCGAATATTTGACCGACTACTTGCGTGTGGAGAATGTAAATGACGCCTTGGCTCGTGCCATTGAGTTTGGTATTGACTGGGCCGAACGGTCAGGACATCCAGCAGAAGATTGCCTACGTTATGGCAACACCAATGCTATGGTGTATGCTGTGACCACAGGTCGTATTAGCCCGTGGATCATTTACAACAGTGAGTCGGGACAGAAGTTTTTGTCGGAACTGGATGCCACACAGATCGCCATGGTCTGGAGTTACATTGATTCGGACTTTTGGATGCGGAAGTTCAAGGATTACCCTGCAGATCAGGAGTATGTCAAAGATATTTTGCAGAAAGCAGGTTGGTAATGAGCGCAGATATTGATATTGACTTGGCTGATAGAGATCAATTGCTCAAATTGATTCAAGCTACACCCGCTAGACAACTGCATCAAGGACAAGTTCGTCGGCACAATAGTGGTGTGTATGTTACAGATATTCCCTGGGATCCTGTCAATGCCTGTTCTGCTATAGATTACGAACAGGCAGAGCAACTAGGATATTTTAAAATTGATTTACTGAATATGTCAGTTTATCAGTTAATCAGAGATCCTGAACACTATGAACAAATGCTTGCCCAGGAACCCAACTGGCCTCGTTTGTGGACCGATACTGACTGGGCACAACAGTTGGTTCACATAGGAAACTATACCGAGCTGTTACAATCAATGAGGCCCGACTCAATACCAAGAATGGCTGCTTTTATTTCCATCATACGACCCGGCAAGGCACATTTACAAAACAGACCGTGGTCAGAAATATTTGAGTCGGTATGGGACGGAGATACAAGTCGAGGATTTATATTTAAAAAATCACATGCTATAAGCTACGCTGCATTGGTAGCCTTACATATGAACCTGCTTAGTCCATCCGCCTTACAAGAGTAATACTACGGCGTTTTGACTTTTTGCGACTCATTTCAGTTAGACTACACACAGGCCCGTGTAAGATTTCTAAATCTTTGTTGACAAAGGTTTTCAGATACGCTTTAAATGGATCCCATTCTGTTTTAAGGAATATGTTGATGGGTATACTGCGATTGCTTTCCCACCACCAGACATTGGCCAATTCCAAGAATCTGCGTTTGACTTCTAGGTCTTGAATACTACCAAAATCGTACATAGTGGTTATGGTTTCGTCCTGATTTTGTATAATGCCCAAATATTCCGTAGTAGCATATACACACAAGGTGATAAACGGGTATTTTTCAGCTAGTTGTTCAAAAACATTTTTATCCATATCTTAAGATATTTATGGTTTGGATTGGTTTGGTCTAACTATAAATACACACATGTATTCTACCCAAGCCTATATATATCAACAAATTACGCAAGTATTGACCATAGACACCGGCGACGGAGAATCTTTCACTTATAGGTATAATCCTGTGTACGCTAAAAAACTAACCATAAACAAAGGAATTGACAATGTCTTGTTGTTTCAATTCGTAAACCAAGAAGAAAAACCTGTGGATATCACAGGAAGTACTTTTATGTTCCGCGTGATCAACACTGAAGGAACCGAGATCCTGATCGAAGCACCCTTAGTAACCTTAAATGCACCCTTGGGCCGGGCCAAAGTAACTTTACCCGGATCTGACCTGTTAGAAGTCCTGGCCCAACCGGCCAACTACAGCATCACCCGTGCTAGTGGAAATCTCAACGAAGCGGTATTTGTCAATGCACAGTCGGGAGCCCGTGCGCCCTTGGATATTGTGGACAGCGCACTACCACGTTATGTTCCGAGTGCTCCACTTACTATTCCTACTGTAAAGATGTCAGCACAAGGTAGCTACAATGGTGCAAGTTTTGCCAACTATCCATCTTATTCTGATTACTACTGGAACGGCAATCCCAACGGCGGTAATTACTGGAACAGTTTTCTTAACACAGAATATTATAGCAGTTTTGTTGTACCACAAAATCCAATCACCACAGTGCAGATGAACTTGTTACAGTATACCGGAACCATCAAAGCTCAGGCTGCAGAAAACTACGAATCGGTACCAATTAATGTGACCGAGTCCACCACCTATCTCAATCATACCGGCACCATCTACCTGAACATTGTTGGATGGCACCCCTTGGTTAGACTGTGTTTTAACAACAGTATCTTTGCTGTACCAAATGGACAAGGCATACCGGCTACGGCCTATGCTCGATGCACCAACGGAGTAGTTACGTCAATTACAGTACAAAATGCTGGACGTGGATATTTGGCGCCACCACAAATTTCAATTATAGGTGACGGATCAGGAGCTACAGCGGAAGCCACCATTGATGATAATGGATCAATTACCGGCATCACTGTCACTAATGGAGGTTCTGGCTATTGGTTGGTACCCAACGCTGGAGTAAACACACCTTACTACACCGTACCACCAAATGAACAAGGTGCCTTGGTTTTGATTGGTACCGGTTTTGTTACAGACCTTTACTACAGATAATCTAAACCTGTTGTAATTTTCCAAACAATCTGCTATACTTGTATCATGATTAAATCTATTGTTGGTTTTGGCGACAGTTGGATGTATGGCAACGAAATTGGTTCCAATGCACCGGGGGATCCAAATCGGCTGGCCAACTGTATTTTAGGACAGCTTGGCAAAAAATTAAATTTACCTACAGAAAACTTTGGAAGACCCGGGTCGTCTCTGACCAGCATGTTGTGGGAATTTGCCAGATGGGCACAAACTGTCGAAGATTCTGCAAAGCACTTGGTTATTGTAATGTTGACTTATGATGTACGTGAAAGCTGGTGGCCAACCGACCAATCTCGTAAATTGCCAACAATACCGGGACCATATTATGTCGAGCTCAATGACTACGTAGTTAGTAATACAATTTTGGATTCTATTTGGTCCGAGCTTGTTAAATTATATGTGTTAGATAGTAATCATGCTGAGTTGTCGGCCATGCGATATTGGCAGGCTGTAAATTTTCTTGACAGTTATTGTGCCCAACATCAAATACCGCTATTACAAATAAATGTTGCCAGTCCAACTCGACCAATTAGTGTAACTAGTCTATGCAATTACAAAACAGGAATGGTAGAATTACTGCAACAAGAAGCAGATTTCACCAAAAAAATATTACATGCTCCCGGCAAACATCCTAACAGCGCAGGTGCCGAATATTTGGCCAATCTGCTAGTAGAACAAATATACAAACGTAAACTTTTAAATGATTGACATAGTTTCTTTTCTTCCTGTTAAACGTAAACAAACTACCAGTGGTTGGATAAGTTTCAACGCACCTTGTTGTATACATCGTGGTGACACACAGGATCGAAGACAACGTGGCGGTATCAAACCCGGCAATGACGGGTCTTGGTCATTTCATTGTTTCAACTGTGGCTATACTGCTAGTTTTGTTTTAGGTCGTACTTTAACATTTAAAGCTCGTCGACTGTTAGAGTGGATGAATATTCCTAAAGAAGAAATTGAGAGAATTAATCTTGAAAGTTTAAAACAACGATCTATTGCAGGACTGCTCACAGAACGTCAGGCAGTGGCCAATCAGATACAGGGCATTGATTTTGAAGATCGAGATTTACCAGCAGATACACAGACATTAAATGAACAGGCCAAACAGTATCTTCGTGATAGATGCATAGCCTTGGACTATCCATTTTTGTACAAGACCATGCCACGTCCTGGCATTGTGATTCCGTTTACCTATGACAATCAAGTGGTAGGACATACTACTCGTTTTTTAGATGATCGTATACCACGATATATTCAAGACATACAGTCGGGATATGTGTTTGGAACAGACCTACAAAAACCAACATGGCAGTCGGTCCTGGTCATGGAAGGTGTATTGGATGCACTCAGTGTCAATGGGCTAGCAGTGCTACACGCAGAAATTAACGATGCACAAGTGCGACTAATTCGTAGTCTGGGTCGAGAAGTGATTGTGGTCCCAGATCAAGATGAAGCCGGTATGCGCTTGGTGGATCGTGCAGTGGAATTAGGATGGAGTGTAAGCATGCCCGAGTGGCCGGTGGGTGTCAAGGATGTAAATGATGCAGTAATTCGTTGGGGACGATTGGCCACATTGCTAAGTATTGTGCAAGCCCAAGAAACTAGTAAGATTAAAATAGAACTAAGGAAAAAACAACTTGTTAAAAGATTACGGTAATTGGTGCCCCGACATTTATCACAATTTATTTGTTGACCGTCATAATAGCGATTCGATACGAATTGCGCCGTGCTGTGCTTCACAGGCCGCTATTGAACAAATTAATACCTTTAGCTTTGAAAACAATTTGCATCTGACTAAATTAAGAAATCAATTTAGAAATAATGAACGCCCGTCAGAATGCCAGGCCTGTTGGGACGCCGAGGATGCTGGTCACCGAAGTCGTCGTCAACTTCAAATTGAAGAAAATCCAGCAATTGATAAAATTGATTATGATATAGTACTTACAGGATTAGATCATTCAGCAACCTGGGCGTGTAATCTTGCTTGTATCATGTGTGGGCCAATTAATAGTAGTACATGGGGTGCTGAGTTAAAATTAAACAAGGAAGAATTAATAAAATTAGGTAGATATTTGCAAAAAACAAATAATTTTGTTGAGGTTCTTGATTTATCAAAGATTACCAAGGTTTATTTCAATGGTGGTGAACCATTATTAAATAATGAACACTTGACTTTAATAGAAATATTAGATAAAAAAAATCTTTTAAAAAACGTTTGTCTAAGTTATACTTCCAATGGAACTATTAGTCCTTCACAAAAAGTTAAGGATCTATGGAATAAAGCGCAATCAGTACAAATATATTTCAGCATTGATGCTACCGAACGGGCATTTAATTATATAAGATGGCCCGCTAACTGGAATATGGTTAATAACAATATAGTAGAATTGATAAATTTTTCTAACAACTTAACTGTTGGAATCAATGCAACCGTGGGTAATTATAATGTGTTAGAAGTTATTGATGTGTATAATTGGTTTAATAAAATTTTACCTGATAGCACTAGGTTGTTTAATTGGCAATTTGCCAATCAACCAAATTACAAACTAGAACATTTGCCAATGGTAGTTAAACATAAAGTGATCAAAGAATTAAAAGGCATTGAAAAATTAAACGGAATTGTTAATTATATCAACTCTACCATGGACACCCCGTCAACGAAATTGTGGACACACAATTTTGATCAGATCGACAATCGCCGAGGAACGAATTGGCGGGAATCTTTAAAAATTGGAAAATATTATTAAAAAGGATTTATTTTGTTAAAAGATTACGGACTTGAGGTCCAACGCCTATTCTTAGAAATGATGTTGCAGGACGCCGAAAGTTATGTGCGTGTACAGAACATCTATAATCCTGAAAACTTTGATAGAAGTTTGCGACCAGCAGCCGAGTTTATTGCTGAACACAGCAATCAACACAAGACACTACCCACGGTAGAACAGATCAGTGCCAGCACAGGCGTCAAGCTACAGCAGGTTCCAGATCTCAATGAAGGACACTTTGAATGGTTCATGGCAGAATTTGAACAGTTCACTCGTCGTCAGGAATTAGAACGAGCAATTTTAAAATCAGCAGATCTGTTGGAAAAAGGCGAGTATGATCCTGTAGAAAAATTAATTAAAGATGCAGTTCAAATCAGTTTAACCAAAGACATGGGTACAGACTACTGGGCGGATCCCAGACAACGCATCGACAAGTATTTTAATTCAGGTGGGCAGGTATCAACAGGGTGGCCACAGATGGACAAGATTTTATATGGCGGATTTAGTCGTGGTGAATTGAATATTTTTGCCGGCGGTTCAGGTTCTGGTAAATCCTTGGTCATGATGAACATAGCCCTAAGTTGGTTGCAAGCTGGACTTTCGGGCGTGTATATCAGTTTAGAACTTAGCGAAGAACTGTGTGCCTTGAGAACTGATGCCATGTTGGCTGGTATGAGCACAAAGGATATCCGCAAGGATATTGATCAGACTGAACTCAAGGTCAAGCTGGTTAGCAAGAAAGCTGGACAGTATAGAATCAAAGCCCTACCTGCGCAGAGCAACATCAACGACATTCGTAGTTATATCAAAGAAGTGCAAGTGCAGACCGGAATCAAGGTAGACTTTATTATGTGTGACTACCTGGACTTGTTGATGCCTGTCAGTGCCAAAGTCAGTCCCAATGACCTGTTTGTCAAAGACAAGTATGTTTCAGAAGAACTGCGCAACCTAGCCAAAGAACTTAATGTGCTGTTTGTCACAGCTAGTCAGTTGAATCGAAGTGCTGTGGAAGAAATTGAGTTTGACCATAGTCATATTAGTGGCGGTATCAGTAAGATCAATACTGCCGACAATGTGTTTGGTATCTTCACCAGTAGAGCCATGCGTGAACGCGGCAAGTATCAAATACAGTGTATGAAGTCGCGTAGCTCCACAGGTGTAGGCATGAAGATTGACTTAGACTATAACATTGAAACTATGCGTATTACAGATCCCGGAGAAGAAGAACAAGCCGGAGGATTTAAACGTCCGGGTGGCAACTTGCTGGACAGTATCAAGGCCAAGAGTACCATGCTGTCTTCAGAGCCGCAGGCTAAATGTGAAGAAGTGGGTAAAATCACAGCCGACGTGCAAAGTGCAAAACTAAAACAGTTATTAGGTCAAATTAAAACAACGTGATACAGTACGAAAACATAAGAAATGTTCATTTTGAAATTTCTAGTTTGTGTAATGCAAGTTGTCCATGGTGTCCCAGGACATTTTGGGGGTATCCTCACAACGGTGGATATCCTGAAGTAAATTTTACACTGGATCAGGCAAAAAAAGTTTTCACTACAGATTTTTTGACACAATTGACCAGTATCTATATCAATGGTAATTTTGGCGACATAGTAATGAATCCCGAAGGTCCGGCCATTGTAGATTATTTTGTGAGGACAAATCCCGATCTGATAATCACAGTCAGTACCAATGGTTCGGCTAGAGATAAAATATTTTGGACAGATCTGGCCAGCACCGGAGCCACTGTGCAGTTTTGTATAGATGGGCTTGAAGATACACACCACCTGTACAGGCAAAATACTGTTTGGTCTACGGTAATTCGCAACGCTCAAACATTTATCAAAGCAGGTGGACAAGCTGTTTGGAAAATGATTCAATTTGATTACAATCAGCATCAAATTGAATCATGTCGGCAGATGAGTAAACAGTTGGGATTTATAGATTTTTGTCTGGTAGACGATGGAAGAAATACTGCACCGGTATTTAATCACGCAGGACAACTTACTCATGTGCTAGGAAACTATGTTGGCGAAAAAAACTTCACAGTTTTATTTCATAAAAAAACAACAGATCAAATACTATTGGAAGATATAATTCAAGATCGAACGCCAGCAAAGTCAATCAGTTGCCAGGCAAAAAATAATAACTCCATTTATATTTCATCCACTGGCGATGTTAGTCCCTGTTGTTGGACTGGATTTTATCCCAAAACTTACGGTGCCGGTCAATATCATCAAGCGGCTAACGCTCAGTTGGTTCCATTGATTGTTAAAAATAATGCGCTAGAATATCCATTAAAAGACTGCATTGATTGGTTTAAATCTGTAGAAGACACCTGGAAAATTGATCGTTACGAGCAGGGAAGATTGGTTATTTGCGACGACGTATGTGGAGAAAAGCAATAAATAATAAAAAGGTCCTGGACTAAAATGCAGAAAAAAACTCGTAGTCTCTTAGAAGAATTGGATTCAATGTACATTGAGCGCGATCAGCGTCATGTTATTGAAAACCGTGCTGCCAATGTTATTGCCAGTGCCATACGTTTGCTCGAGCAAATTGAGGAAACATATACTCCAGATCAAGCCCAAAATCTACAGCGCAAGCTGATTAATGCTATCAATCAGCGCGATCCTGCTAAATTTACCCGTACAGTGAGACGAACCGATGCAAATTCATGAAATAACCGAGGCAGTCAGGCCGCCTGTTAAAACAGGCCTAGCACAACAATCGCAACAAAGAAATACACCTGTAGTACCGGCACAAGCACAGTCTAATCCAACAAAGACAACACCAGGTGCTGGAGCATTTGGACAAATGGCCAACACCTTAAGGACTTATGCGCCACCTGAAACTACCAGTACTGGTGGAACATTAACACAAACAACAAACGGACAGGTACATAAGGCCAATCCAAATAATCCAAATATAGGACCGGTAATTGCTACCACTCCGGCAGG